ACAGTAAAGAAAGGAATGAAATATGCGAACAATTATATTTAGTTTATTATTAATAATTGGATTGGCTGGATGTTCAAATCAAACATTTAAACCAGATACTACTACATTAAAATATGGTAATACTGGTCAAGATGGTGATAGTGTGAATGGTGATTATAATTCAGAGAATTTTACTATTACACAAACATTTAAATGGTCACAATAAAAGGAGATATATAAATGAAAAAATATTGGAATTGGAAAATAAATCTAATACGAAAGTATCCAGTATGGTTTTGCCTAGGTGCCTGGATTGAAGGTCTAATAATAGGATTATTAATTTATCATTTCTTTATTAAATAATTATGCCAAAAATACAAAAAGTAAGATTTAGTAAAAGCGATAGACGACCAAGAAAAGATTATCCTAAATTATCATATACTAAAGGTATGATTAAAAAAGGTCGGAAAATACTATGGCAAGTTAAAGAAAAACCTACCAATAGTATAGTTGCAACTTACTTTTTTGAGGAAGACGCAGATAAATTAGTTAAGTTTCAAAACAAAAATAAAGTATGGGAAAAGAACGGCGGTATCCCTAAAATGTTCTGGATTAACGAGCATTAACTCTTGCCTCTTTCTTATAAATATGGTATAAGAAAGAATTATGGCGTACAATTTAGCAACGGTTTCAACATTAGAACAACACGTACCATCAAATATTAAAGGTGAGTTTATATCTTTATTAAAGTTAATGGTAGAGGGCGCCTACTATGGCGATGATTCTCCTGTCACAAAGTCTAGAGTATATACAGTTAAAGTATCTCCAGACAATCTAAAAAAAGTACTACCTACATTAAAGAAAAAATATACAGCTACTGTTAAATCAGGTGCCAAACTATCTGCTGACTTTATCGTACAAGATTATAAGATAAGATTTATTGAGACAGGTAAAAAATCTGTAAAACAATTAGACGCACAAGTTGTACAGAAACAAGAAAGAGCCTCACTTTGGATTATTAAAAGATCATTAAAAGATAAGATTAGATATACAAGTGCTGAAGATATATCTAAAGACAAGAAATATAAAGAACTAGTGGCGATATATCCAGATGTTATGGAAGATGGTTGGTTAGATAGTTTTTATGCACAACAAAAAAAGATGTTAGAAATTTTTAGAGGTAAAAACTTCACAGAATATAATAGAGACGGTGGTTTTATGGATTATATCTCTAACTTAATAAGAGATAAGTTTAAGATTTCAAAAAAAGATAGTTGGAATCCTGCCGATATTTGGTTAATAAACAATGAGAGTACTGTTAAACGAACTATAAACAAAGCTATGGAAGGAAAGTCAGTATCTATTTCTAAACTAAATGACGTGATGAAGATATTATATTCAAAACATAAAGTAGCAGGTATATCATTAAAGAAAGTTACCAGTAAAGAGGCAAGATTTGAAGAAGTAAATACTAAAAACGCATTAATGAAAGACAGTAAGTTTGTGATGAGGTTAACTAGATCAGCTATGAAAATGACAAACAAGTCAGACAAAACATTATCATCAGCTGATATGAGAATAGATATTAAATCATCTAACGATGTTTGCGAGTTTCAAATTAGACAAAACGGAAAAGGATTTAATCAGAATTTAAAATTTGATGGTAAATTTAAAGGTGCTGGTGCAGCTCGTATAGGTAAAGTACCAGTAGATTTATTAGCAAAATTAATGGCAGAGTATGGTATAGGAAATAATAAAAAATTATTCTTTGTGAATAATCATAATCTATATCCTAAATCATTAGCAGAATTTGACAAAGTAAAAAATATATATAAGACAAGATTTGATGTAGTCAATAGACATACAGATACAGGTATACCAGCGTCAGCATTTATTGGTAATATGTTGAAGTCGTATAACTCTCCAGATTTAAGGAACGGTGTATCTCATACTAAATTAATGGAGTTAGATTTCTTATATGTTATATACGCTATACCTACAGCAAAAAGAAATAAAATGCTGACGGACATGGTGTTTTTGGCAGAGAAACGAGGGCAACAATTTGGTCCATTTGGCAAGTTGTACTAGTATAAATATAAGCAAATGATTTAAGATATGAGAAAGTGAATTAATTTATGGAAAGAATGAAGGACAAATGTTTAATTTTAAAGGTTTCATAACAAAGGAAAAGAATACACATTTAGAACATCTAGAAGATGACATAATCAATAGAGGTTCCAAAGGTGGAGATAATGCTATAAGGTTTCTAAAGTCAGTTAGAAACATGTTAGTAGGGTCTTCTGGAGCTAAAGTAAATATGTCTGTCAAGTGGGACGGAGCTCCTGCTATTATATGTGGTATAAATCCAGAAAACGGTAAATTCTTTGTTGGTACTAAATCAGTATTCAACGTCAAGCCAAAAATCAATTATACATCGGGAGATATTATGAGTAATCATAGTGGTCCTGTTGCAGATAAATTAAACGTCTGCTTAAGAGAATTAAAAAAATTAAGAATAAGAGGTATCTACCAAGGAGATTTACTCTTTACAAACGATACAAAACAACAAGTTATAGATGGCGAACCCATGATAACTTTCACACCAAATACAATCACATATGCAGTACAGGCAAGTAGCAGTATTGGTAGAAAAATTAGAAGAGCAAGAATGGGAATTGTATTTCATACAACTTATCATGGTAAAGATATGAAAAGTTTAAGTGCTGGTTTTGGAACAATAACAGGTAGATCAGGTTCTTCAGCAGTGTGGTTAGCAAGTGCTGGATATACCGATACATCTGGATCATCAACGTTTACTAAAGGAGAACTATCTAGATTTGATGGACTAATTAGAATGGCTGAAGGTTCTTTAGGTAAAGCTTCATCTATATTAAATGAAATGTCAAGATCAAGTGATTCGTTATCAGTAGGTTTTAGATTGAAGGCTTTCTTTAATCATTATATTAGAAACACACAAGGACATATGGGTAAGATTAAACAACTCCAAAAAATGTTCAGAGACTATTATGGAAATATTTTAAAAGAAGAAATAGCAACTAGAAAAACCGAAAAAGGTAAACAAAAATATAGAGATATATTAGATACTAATTTAAAATGGATTGATAGAAATGAATCAGCATTGTATTTTGCTATAGCTTCTCACGTAAGTTTAGGTAATGCAAAGAACTTTTTAATATCAAAGTTATCACAAATACAAAGTATAGGTCATTTTATTAGAACATCAAATGGTTTTAGAGTAACCAATCCAGAGGGTTATGTTGCAGTAGATAGATCAGCAGGTGCAGTTAAACTTGTAGATAGACTAGAATTTAGTAGAGCCAACTTCACGATTAGTAAGGATTGGGTAAAGGGATAATGAATAATATTTACAGTGCTACGTATGAATTTAATTCAGCACCAATAGAAAAAGAAAAGAAAAGAAAAAAGAAAAGTAATAAAGCATATGCTTATTTTCTTCTTAAAAAAAAGAGAATGATGAGAAAAAGAAAATGAAATCATTTATAGAGTACATAAACAAATTTTTAGAAGAAGCTAGACAACCAAAAATTATTTTAATTGGTGGTCCAGGCAGTGGTAAATCTACATATGCAAAATTTATATCAAATGAATTTAATATACCACACATATACCCAGGTGAACTATTGAGAAAAGAGAAAGAAAAAGGTGGTGAAATGGCCAAAAGATTATCTAATTTAGGTAAAGGTCACTTTGCTCCAAATGATATAGTTTTAAAACTTGTATTTGACGCCGTTGACAAAGCAGATGGTTTTGTATTTGATGGCTTTCCAAGATATATGCAACAAGTTAGAGACATGGAAAAGAAAGGTATTGATATAGATAATGTGGTATTTTTAGATGTAAGTCAGGAAGAAGTTATCAAAAGACTAACTGCTAGAGGTAGAGTTGATGATAAACCTGATGTTATTAAAGACAGAATTGCTTTATATAAAAAAGAAACAGGTCCTGTGGTTGACTACTACAGAGATAAACCTGGTTTCGTATCTATTAAAGCAGAAGGTGATACGCCAGAGAGTATAGCTAAGAAGATAATAAATAAGGTTAAAAACAAATAATGAAAAGGAGAATAAAATGGTTGATAAAAATGGAATAAAATTTCCAACACCAGAAGAAGATAATACAATTAATGGTTTAAGTACAACAGTTGATGTATTAGAGGCGGTGAAAGAAAATATTGCTAATGATAATAAAGATGTAGCGATTGATATGATTAATCAATTACTTAATGCTGGAAGTGGTGCATTTGGACCACAAGCACCTGAAGTTGATGAAACTAATACAGACATTAGACAAGAAGAAACAAATTAAGGAGATATAATGTATATAAAAGGTGGTATGAAAAAACTATCCAAAGCAATTGCAAAGTCAGCTAAAAAAAATATGGATGCTGAAATAAAAGTTGCAGAACAAGAGGAGAAAGAAATGATGGAAACAGAGAAGACGCCTGTATTTGGCGACAGTCAAATGGCTGGTATGTCAATCCAGGAAAAGCTTGGTACATGGAGCCATAATTTTTCTCAATTGGATGACAAAGAAAAGTTTTACTATATGCTAGAACAAGGACGTGGCATAGTTAAACTTGATGACGATAAAAGAATAAACGGTTATAGAATATATGGTTGTGTAAGCCAAGTATGGTTATTACCACAGCTTAAAGGTGAAAACATGGAATTTGAAGTAGACGCTGATTCTCACGAGGCAAGAGGAGCAATGTATATACTTCAATCAATTTTATCAGGACACCCACCAAAAGAAATTTTGGAAGTGGACGACAATCAAATTGCTGGAATAGGTTTCATAGATGTATTAACTCCAAAAAGACGAGACGGTCTTTTCGCAGTTGTTAATGCTATAAGAGACTATGCTAAAGACATGAACGAAATAATGGTAGAGCAAAGTCAAGCTGGAGTGGTGGATAAAAAAACAACAAAAAAATATAAGAAGTATACAAAAGCGGGAGAGTAATGAAAAACTTAAAAGAAGTACAAAGCTTTTTAAATGAAGGTGTTTATGACAGAGGCATTTTTAAAGCTTTCTTCTTAGCAGGTGGACCTGGTTCAGGTAAATCATTTGTTACACAAGCCGCTTTTGCTGGCATAGGATTAAAAATAGTAAACTCGGATACTATCTTTGAAAGAGGATTGTTGAAGGCAAATCTATCTTTGAAAATGCCAGATCAGGAAGAATACTTTAGAAATATAGTACGAGACAGAGCAAAACTTACAGCGAATACTCAATTAGATACCTATGTAAAAGGAAGATTAGGTCTTGTTATTGACGCAACTGGTCGTGATAAATCTATAATCTCTAGACAACATTCAATGTTAACAGCACTTGGTTATGATTGTTATATGATTTTTGTAAACACAAGTTTAGAGGTTGCAGTAGAAAGAAACAAGAATAGACCTAGATCAATACCTGAATACATTGTAAAGAATAGTTGGATAAAAGTACAATCTAACATTGGTTCTTTTCAAAGTATATTCAGACCACAAAACTTGTTAATTGTGGATAATAATAGGTCTGAAAAAGAATTAGTAACCAATACAATTGCAACAGCTTCAAAATATATTAGAAGATATATTAATAAAACACCAAATAACTATCTAGCCAAACAGTGGATAGCAAAAGAATTACAAGCAAAGAAAAGAGTATGAAGAATTTTAAAGAATTTACAATACAAGAAAGTATCATAGATATACCTCGTAGAACATATGCGCCAGGTGTATTTGATAAGGCCGATACTAAAGACCCTAAAATGAAACCTAGTGTCAAGAAACAAATACAAGATCAGATTAAAAAATTTGAGGAATATCCTGTGATTAAGATAGCATTAATAGGATCAATTCTAACTAAGCGATATAGAAATGACGCTGATCTAGACATCAATATATTGTTTGATGTACCAAAAAAAGACCAAGAAGAACAAAGATTAACACTATCTAAAAAGTATTTGTCAGCAAGTAATCCTGATAACATACAAGGTAAATTAATACCAGGCACAAAACACCCAATCAATTATTATTTTATTACAGATCAAACAACATATGACGATCAAAATAAAAAAGCAGACGCAGTGTTTGATATAGAAAACGATGAGTTTGTTAAAAGACCAGAAGATTTTTCTTTTGATACAAACTTATATGTAAAAGAATTTGAAAGAAAAGTACAAGAAATAGATGTAGTTAAAGGTGAATTAAAGAGAGATATAATAGATTACCATGAATTAATTGAATTAAAACCAGATGATATTTTAAATCTACAAGAAAAAATTAATGAGAAATTAGAAGAAATAGAAGATAGTATTGAACAGATTGTAAAAGTAGGTGATGGTGTTGACGCAGAAAGAAGATCAGCATTTAATAGTGACATGACACCAGATCAAATAAGAAAATATGGTATTAAAAATAGATTACCTAAAGCAGTTATCTATAAGATGTTGGAAAAATACCATTACTTAAAATTTTATAAGAAGTGTAAAGAAGTTTTAGAAGATGGTAAAGTTACCGATGATGAAATAAAATCTTTAACAAAAGAACAAATAGATGAAATGAATTTAGAATCTGTTGCTAGTGCTTGGAATGATTTAATGAGAAGAACAATCAAAGCACCAAGAATGAAAGCAGGTGTAGATTTATATCTTAAATATTTAAGACAAGGTATGAAAGACGCCAAGAACAAGGCGGCTCAACATGCTGGTATAGATTATAATGAATTTGGTAAAGCAGTTAGAGACGCTGGCTTACCAGAGTCCGTACATGAGGCAGTTAGAAGAAGAAAATCAATGGCATTTACTTTTGGTAGATTTAATCCACCAACTATTGGCCATGAAAAACTTATTAGAAAAGTTAAATCAGTAAGAGCAAACGACCATAAAATTTATTTAAGTAGAAGTGAAGACAGTAAAAAGAATCCATTATCTGCTAGTCAGAAATTATCATATATGAAAAAGATGTTTCCTGCTCATGCAAGAAATATAGAAATTAATAAAACAAATATGATATTAGATATTGCTACTAATCTACATAACAAAGGTTATACAGAAATTTTTATGGTAGTAGGTAGTGATAGAGTAAGAGAATTTGAAACTATACTAAACAAGTATAACGATGTGAGATCAAGACATGGTTATTATAACTTTGATAACATTAATGTGTTGTCAGCTGGTGAAAGGGATCCAGACGCAGACGGAGCTTCAGGTATGAGTGCAAGTAAAATGAGAGCGGCGGCTGTTAAGGGAGATTTAGAAGGATTTAAAAGAGGGTTACCTAATGGTGTGGACGCAAGCCATTTAATGAAAGATGTTAGAAAAGGTATGAGACTAGGTGCTATTCCAGAAAGTTCAGTTAATATTCATTTAGGTGGTGGCAAAAAACCAATGTTAAGCATGGAAGAATTTGGTCAACAACAGATAAGAGACCTATATTTAAGAGACATGATATTCAATATCGGAGAAAAGGTAGACTATACCAAACAAGATATACAAGGAACAGTTAAGAGAAAAGGTACAAACTATATTGTACTAGAAGATAATAAAAACAATTTACACAAAGCCTGGATATGGGATTGTATACCAATCGCCAGTGATAAAGAGGTTGCAGTTAGAGAACATAATTTAAATGTAGACTATGGTTTTGAGGCTGTATCTGAAAAGAAATATAAACAAAAATTTGAAGAATATAAGAAAGATATTGTTAAGAAATTAGAAAAAGAATCTTTTGAGATAGGTGCTGACTATGCCAACCATACAAAAGATGTAACTCCTGGTGAAACACCAGAGGCAACGCCTGTGGACGCTAAGAAAAGAGGCTATCCTACACAACCTGGCTTGGAAAATACCAAAATATCAGAGAAAGATGTAAATAAATGGGCTTGTTCAAGTGATACAATAGATAAATATAAACAGAGATTTAAGGAGGAGTGGAAAATCAAGTTGGATCAAACGATAGCGAAGATGATACAAGATTTATAAACACAATTAAAAAGAGAAATGAAAGATTTTAGTACATATAGAAAAACAATGGCTGTGGCCTACGGAGAGGTACCAAACATATTAGAGAGTACTCTAATGGGTGTCTTATCTGATAAGCAGATAGCGAATTTAAAAAACACATGGGCTATGAAGACTATGAAAGATGTAACTCCTGGAGTTAAGTCTATTCTTAAAAAAATGGATATGCCTACTAAAGTTGCCATTGCAGCTGCTAAAGTTAACATACTTAAAGACATAGTATTCAAAGAAGAATCAGACGAAGAAGTTATTAAATTTATGGAGGCTATTGATGAACAAGCAGATATAGAAGAAGGTAGAATTAAAGATATATTCACAGCAAATCAAGAAGGTGATAGTATTGAGAAGATTGCTAAGAGATTAAAACTTTCAGTTAAAACTGTTAGAGATATATTAGGAGAAGAAGTATTAGAAGATATATTATATGAAGTGGCTGATTCAATAACACCAATGATGTTAAAGGTTCTTAAAAAAGAATACGAACCATTTAGAGGTAGAAAGATTACAGCTGCTAGAGCAAAACAGTTAATGAATATATTAGATAAATTTAATGATAAAAATTTAGAAATTTTAAAAAAACATAACATACCTTTTGTTTCAAGTGGTGCTATGTCAAAACTTATGGTTAGAAAAATGAAATGGAAAACAACAAGTGTGAATCCATTTAAAGAAGAAGACGATATTAATTGGGCAGGCAAATTAGAAGAAAAGAAAAAGGTTAAAGAATTAGACCTACATTTAAAGACTTTGTCCAAAAGCGATCAAAAATTACCAGAACCAGAAGGTAAAAAAATTGCTACAGAAGAAACTCTAGTAGAATATACTGACAAACAAATCAAGATGGCATTTGGTATATTAAATGACCCTAGATACAAAGGTGGTAATTATTCAGGTGCTTATAAGGCAATTGAAAAACTTGCAAAAGGTTTAGCAAGTCATCCAAGTGTTGCTAAGGCATTGAAAAGAGCCAATGAATCAATAGAGGAAATTTGGGGTGCAAGAAAAGCTTCTGGCGGTTATCATGGAGATAAAACATTTAAAAAATTAAAAAGTGAAGTTGAACCTAAAGGAAAAGAATTAGAAGAAAAAGATGGTGCTAATACATCATCTAAAAAAGGTAGTGTATGGAAAAAAGCAATGAAGGCCGCTATGAAAAGAAACTACATGAGAAAAGCAGAACATGAACCTAAAGGAAAAGAATTAGAAGAAGGCAAATCAGATTTTAGAATTTCTTATAGTGATAAGTATGGTAAACATGCTGGCTTTGAAGATGGAGAAACTTTACAAGATATACAAAACAAGGCACAAAAATTAAGAGCTAAAGGTTTTAAAATAGATAAAATGGGTAGAAATACTTCACCTATTAAAGAAAGATTATGGCTAAAACACAAAAGAGGAGATAAAAATTAATGAGTTATTTAAAAAATAAACCAAACAGTTTAGAGGATATGGCAAAACAAATGAATATCCACACAAACGAATCTGGTTATAAAGAAATGTTCAAAAAAGAATTGGACAAAACTGGTAGAGCCGGTGTTGGTGCTATGACGCCTAAAGAAAAGACAGAGTTCTTTAGTAAGATTGACAGTAAACAAACAGTTAAAGAAAATGTTGATTGGAAAAAGGCGGCTGAAACTACAGAAAAATTAGAACAAGACGCTAAGTATTTTAAAACGGAAGACAGTAAAAAAATACCACCAATAGCAAAAGATAATAAACCTGGTGTTAAGATCGCTAAGATTAGAGCACTTAAAGATGGTGGCGATAGTAAAGAAGGTGGAACTGAAGCCGATATGATTAAACTTAAAGGTCAAGTTGAATTATTAAAACAGAAATTAGAAAATGAAAAACATAAGGCTGTTAAGCCAATGCCTAATAAAGAAACAGGAGAAGTTCCTTTATCAGTTGGTATTGCATACAAACATTTAAGAGATAAAATGAAGACTGAAGCTATGGTTAAACGTACAGTTAAAACTGATACAGAAGCCATGCCATCTAATGTGCCTTTAGATACAACAGAGAGAGATAAGAAATTAGCTAACCCAAAAGGTAAAACTATGACTGGCGAACCAAAATCTCCTGTTGAAATGAATCCAAAAATAAATCACTCATTTTAAAAAGGTTAAGTATTGCTATGGCAAAACAACTACCTAGAATATATTGTGACATGGACGGTGTCATTGCAGATTTTATGACTGCTGCTAAGAAGGCAACAGGAACTACATTTAATCAATCTGATTCAGATAAACATTGGAATATAATTAAAAAAACTCCTAAATTTTGGTCAGATATGCCTTGGATGCCTGGAGGTAGACAGTTATGGAGTTTTATATCAAGGTATAAACCACATATCTTATCTGCTTATTCACCAAATGATCCTAATTGTAAACCAGGTAAAATAAAATGGTTAAAAAAAAATGTTGGCGTATCCAACATGAACAGAATTAACTTGGTAAGACGAATACAAAAGCAGAGTTTCGCAAAGTCACAAGGCCAACCTGCTGTATTAATAGATGATTTTAAGAAAAACGTAGACCAATTCACACAAAGAGGTGGTATAGGAATCTACCATACTACAACTACAAACACAATCCGACAGTTAAAGTCATTAGGTTTCTAGTCTACTTTTCTTATAAATAGTATAAGTTATAACAATAAAGTAAATTTAAATTTAAAGGAGAGAATTATGTCTTTATGGGGAAACGATATTAAGCCCAAAAATTTGACCGAGGCTGAGAAGAAGGAAGTATACGCTACTGCTTCAGGCTGGGTTAGAGAAGCGGGTTCTGTATGGTCAGGAAATGACAATACAAATGCAACACCAGAAGTTTTAGTTTCAGTGGGACAATTAGCTACGGCTATGGGGTCTGCTGACATAACTGAAATAGAATGGATTACAACAACTGCTGATAAATCAGCAGGTTACTCTATGTCTGTCAGAGTTAGATTTAACGAAGACGTGACAGTAACAGGTGCTCCATATGTTGCAGTACAAAATGGAAACCAAGGTACTGGCTCAGGCCGTGGACCTCACAACCTAGCTTATGCTAGTGGTACAGATACAAACGAACTAGTTTTTGCATTGGTAATACCTGCTGGCAACGCTGCCACAGCTGCTAACGATGTATTAACAGTAGGCGCAAACGCAATGAACTTAAACGGCGGTACAGTTAAGGATAGAAATACATCCACTAACTCTACTATTACTAGCTCTGCTGGTATAGGTACAGCTGCTGGATCATTAACGGTTGTTGCTTAATAAATAAACAGATTTGACTACAATTGGTATACGTATACCAATGGTCTCTAACTAGAAGGAGCTCTTCTACGTTTAACAATTTAATTGTAAAGTGTAGAACTTTATATTATAAGCTTATAAAAAAACAATTAAAAGGAGAAAAACAATGGCTAATATAACTAGCATAAAATTTGGAACAGATAGAACAGTTACACTTAGCGGTGGAACAGTTAATGCTTACGTATTATTTGACGAAGACGTTACAGTAACAGGATCACCAATATTAAATTTAATTAACGATAATGCTGGTGGTGACTGGGGTGATGGTGTTGGAAGAACAGCTCAAATGGTGTGGAAGGATAGCACTGGTGATGAACTTCAGTTTTCAACAATTTACGGTGCAGACACAGATACTATGGATACCGATCAAACACCAGGCGATAAATTGACTATAGGGGCTAACGCAATAGACCTAAATGGTGGAACTATCAACGATGGTGCCGGTGAAGCTGTTGATATAACTAACACACCTCAATCAGGTGAAGAAGCTGTATTTACAGAATAAGACGTTTAATACATAGTCTAAAAGAATTATAGGTGTCCGAAAGGACACCTATATAATATAATAATTGATGTAGGCAATTACCTACAGTAGCATTCCCGAAAAGGGTTTTAAAAGGAGAAAAAATGGCAGACAAAAAAGTAACACAGCTTACCGATTTAGGTAACGCTCTAGATACAGCAGATTTATTTCACGTAATTGATGACCCAAGTGGTACACCTATTAACAAAAAAATATCAGCTGAAGATGTATTCAACAATATTCCAAGTTGGATAGCTCTTAAACAAACAGCACAAACAATAACAGCAAGTGGCTCGTCTCAAGCGGCGAACTTAACAACAGCTGTGACATTGGTTGACGCTACTTCAAACACAGCACCAACCTCATTAGCGGCTGCTTCTACAGATGGACAAGTTAAAACAATTTTAAATTCGTCTACAGGTGGAACAAATGCAGTGGCAATAACACCAGCAAACTTTAAACAAGGTACAACGGTTACATTAAATGCTCCAGGTGAGTCAGTAACTATGATGTACAAGTCTAGTTTTTGGTATGTAATTGGCGGTAGTGGTCACGTAGTAGCTTAATATATAATTAATAGGAGATATATTATGGTAATTGATGAAAAAGTATTAACAGAGGAAAAGGAATTATTAATTAAAGAATTTAATGATCTTTCCGCTAAAATTAAACAAGTTGAGTTGAATGTTGGCCAAATGAAAGCAAATTTAAATGCAATCAATGGTGCTATACAACAAACAGAAAAACTATTGAAAAAAGCAAACCCACAAGAAAGTGGATATGAAAGTTTGAATAAGGTAAAAACAAATGAAGAAATTTAAATCATTTATAAAAGAAGAAGATTTAAAAGATTTTGAGGAAGATGTATTAGCAGATAAAAAACCTGTTGAAACATCAACTAAAGAAACAGATAAAAAGGAAGAAACAAAAGATGAAAACATTTAAGAAGTACTTAAACGAGAAGTTGGCACCTGGTGTTGGAACTCCTGAAGTTAATGCCGTAGAAGACGGCGCTATCGGTGTTCACAACATACATGATCCTGATGTATTAAAAAGAGTTAATGCATTTGTAGGAGCAATTGGTGAGAGAGAATATTTAAAACCTGCTTTTGCAGTTGATGAGTTAAGAACAAAGTTATCCCAAATAGGTCTAGAAGTTAGTCCTGTTAATATGGAAGGTGATAACGGAACAGTTACAGCAGAAGTAAGACAACATGGTGGAAGATTTGGTAAAGATGTAGATGGTTCTGATATAAATGATGATGGTATATCTCATAAAAAAGAGGGCGGCCTTAAAATGGAAGTCAAGTACGAAACATTAAAAACAGGAACATCAAAAGTCTACGCTAAGTTAGTGTAGATAATGTTCAAAGAAATAACCAAAGATAACTGGTTGCTTTTTGCACAACATAATTATGATAATCCTACTCTAGAAGACGAGAAGGAATTCTATGAAGATATTAAAAGAATACGGTATCTAAAAAGGTTATTTCGTAAGTTTAGTGTAACAGGTAATCTAAAAGTAAGACTAGTGGTTAACCACTTAATAGTTTTACAAAATGTATTTGGTGTTGAAGCTGCTTGTGTACTACTCTTATTTAAAATAGATAAGAAATATTGGAGTATATTAAAAACATTTTTAGAATATCTGAAGTACTTATATCCACATGAATTAAATGAAATTAAAACAGATACTAATATAGAAAAATTGTTAAGGGAACTATAATGAATAGAGGTGTAGATTTATTAATAACGTATAGAATTGTCAAGATGTTAGTAACACCATTTAAAAAGCATGACGCTTTTAAAAATGGTATAATAGATGACGAGGGTAAAGTATTAAGAAAATATAGAACTATAGCCAGCCCAATAGAAAAGAGATCATATACACTACTTCATAGATTTGTATTCAACCTAAAAAGAATACTAGCAAAGGTCGGAATTAGAGGAGCATTAGGTTCTTTTGCAGTGGCAGCCGCTCTTTTATTTAAAGAAAATAAACAATATCTAAAACATCAATTGGTAATAGAATCCGCTGTTATCACATACCTAAAACAAACAAATCAATACGATTCTATGCTCTCGGAAAACATAAATATACCTAACATACAAGATACACCAGCTATTAATTGTTTTGGTGTAGATGTATTTGAACGAAATGGAGAATTAATATCGGAATACGATTATGACTAAACACTATAAAAAAATGATGGATGAAATCATCAATAAGATGGCCGAAGACGCTCCAGCAAATGCTACTGGCACTGCTGTTGCAGGAACAGGTGATGACAATACTGTTCATACAAAGAAATCAGAATTAGAAAAAATGGGTAGACGAGACCCTTTGGTGTTAGCTAAACCAGAAACGTTTAAGAAAAAAATTAAAGAGAGTGCCGACAATAATAGTATGATGTTAAAGGGTGTGTTAGATAAAATTGATAGTATAGAAGTTAAGATAGATGAATTAACAATACCTAAAACAGAAATTAAAGAACAAACAAAAAAATATAAAACATTTAGGGACAAATACAATGCTTAAAAGTTATCAAGAATTTCATGGAATAAAAGAAGATAGTAATAAAACTTACCAAGTAAAAGATAAAGCTGGTAAAGTAGTATTCACAGGTAAGTATAATCAAGTTTTATCTTATCGTAAAAAAAATGGTGGGGAAATAGTTACAGAATTTGCTGCTGCTACACAAGCTGGTCAAAGAGGTCCAGGTTTAGGAAACTTTAAACCAATGGTCAGTATGAAAAAAGAAGAAGGCACAGCACTACACAAGTACCTAGTATCAAAAGGCGTACTTAAAAAATAATAAGGAGAAATAAATGTTAGAGTTATTTATTCAACTAGCGACAAAATTCTGGCAGTTTACAGTACTAGGAGTATTAATACTTGTAGGATTTCTGATAAACATATCAGACAGAGTTAATTTAAAAGGCAGAGATAGAAGATTTTCTTATGAAGAAATGCCACACATGCAACCAATCACAATACCAACTAAAGATAAAGGTTTTTTTGGTGCAGTACTTTTGTGGATATTAACAGTAAGAACATGGAAAGTATCACGAGATTTCAAATACAAATTAGACGGACAAGATTACATTATACCAGAAGGTTTTGTTTTTGATGGTGCAAGTGTACCAAAATTTCTTGCTTCGTTTTTATCTCCAGTAGGTGTATTACTTATTGGTGGTCTAGTACATGATTATGCTTATAAGTTTTCAGCTTTAAGAAAAGTTGGTGCTAAAAAAGGTGAAATACTATTATTAGACAAATCAGAGGCAGACAGAATTTTCAGAGACATAAACATTGAGGTTAATGGTTTCCATCTATTAAACTATTTAACGTACTGGACATTAAGGGCGTTTGGTTTTTTAGCTTGGAGAAAACACCGAAAGGTGAACGCTAAAATGAAAGCATTGTAATTTCATTTAATACTATAAAAAAAAGGAGAAAACATATGTTAAGTTTTATCACAGGAAGAGTTAAAGAATTAACATCTTTACACGGTGGAGTATTAATCGGTTTAGGTGTTGTGGTTTTATTTTTTAGTCCACTTGCTAAGATAGCTGCTTGGGCAGCAATAGCTTATGGAGCTTGGGCGATTTTGAAGAAAGATTAATAAATCATGGGTTTTAGATTATTTTTTATAGGCATTATACTAAGCGCCCTTTTGGGCGCTGGTGCCTACGTAATGAAGTTGCAAAAAGACAACGTTATATTAAAAGAGAACGCAGTAAAATTAGAGTCAGCAATTGCTGACCAACAAAGTTTAATTGAGAATCAAAAGAAAGATTTTCAAGAAATATTACAAGCCAACCAAAAGATGAATGAGTTGGTTACTAATTTAAAAAAAGACCTAGACGAGTTAGACAAAAGATTTAACAAAAAGAATAGAGACATAGGTAAATTGGCCATTGATAAGACGAAGGTCATTGAACGAATTATAAACAAGGCAGGTGCCAAAGCTACACGATGTATTGAGATCGCAAGTGGGTCACCTCTAACAGAGGAAGAAAAGAATGCCACAAAGAAGTCAGAGATTAATTCTGAATGTCCTAGTATCGCTAATCCTAATTACATTCCTTACTAATTGTTCTTCTATAAAGAAGTTACAAATATTTAAGGAAGAAGTACCTAGACAAGAATTAAACCTAGCCAAACCAACACCTCTACAGTTAGAACAAATCCATTGGATCATAATCACGTCTTCAAATGCTGAGGAAGTATTTAAAAAGATGGAAGAACAAGGGTTGGATCCAGTACTTTTTGGCCTTAATGATAAAGATTACCAATTAATCGCAAAAAATTTCGCACAGATAAGAAACCAACTAAAAATCACAAATGATTTGTTGGATAAATACAAAGAGTATTACGAAGGTAATCCAGATAAGGAAGAGGAGAAAAAATAATGGCATGGGTAGATGTACCAAATTCAAATAGTATTTGGCAATATGAGAATACTGCTACGGCAGCTAATACATATTCAGATTCAGGTGCTGGAGCTAATTCTGTTTTCTCTGGTGGAATAAGAACTTATACTAAACCAGGTGGTGGTACAGTAAAAGTTTATGCTAGAACTAGAAAAAAAGGAACGATAGTTGAGCGTGGAGAACTTTCTAAAACTTATTATGACGCACAATAAAGGATAGTATATGAGAAAAGATGAGATAAGAGTATCAAGTGAATCGGCAGTAAGCATGCCAATGAAAAATCTAATTGCCATAATCGGAGCCGTGGCCGTTGGAGTGTGGTCCTATTTTGGTGTAGTTGAGCGGTTAAATAAATTGGAAACCAATACAACTTTATTAGAAAAAGATTTAACACAATCAGAAGAAGCTTTAGGTGCTGATATAGAAAAGAATAACGAATTTAGGATCAAGTGGCCAAGGGGAGATTTAGGTTCTCCGCCGGCGGATTCCGAGCAATTTATGTTGATTGAATTTTTGAGCGGACAAGTAGAGTCTATACAGAAAGATTTACAAAAAATGATGAACAATGCAGTTAACATTGAGAGGTTGCAGAAGGATATGGAGAAGGTTCTAGCAGACGTAGAGAAATTAAAGGACAAAATAAGAAGTGTCAAAAATGGACACAACACAGGAGAATAAGATATGGACGCAACAACTTTAGTAACTATCATCACAATGTTTATTGTGACTAATACTTCAAGCGAATTTGTTAAGTATGATGGATTAATGGACTGTTTGAAAGACAAAAGAAAAATAGAAAAAATAAAAGATGGTCGTAGAGTTATTTGTGGTCCGTCTATGGCAGAGATAGATAAAGATGGCAATATTGTTAGTATTAAAAACAAAATGCCAGACCAATCAGGTAGTTTGAAATTGGGTGGTACTGCTAAGTCATTAACAGAAAAGAAAAAGAAAAAGAAGACAGAAGTATTAACTCAATAGGATGAATTATATGAAAAAATTATTATTATTATTAATTGCAACTTTATTTTTAGTAGGTTGTAATACAACAAAGAATTTTAAGAACGAAACAGAAACAGGTTTACTTAAACAAGTACAAGCAAGAGGTTATTTAATATGTGGAGTTAATGCAGGCTTACCTGGTTTCTCTGCTCAAGATGACGCAGGAAATTGGAGTGGTTTAGATGTAGATTTCTGTAAGGCAGTTGCAGCTGGTATATTTGGTGACGCAAGTAAAGTAGAATTTGTAGGTTTAAATGCAGCTCAAAGATTTCCAACATTAGCTTCTGGTAATATTGATTTACTTGCAAGAAATACCACTTGGACAATTAGTCGTGATGTTAACTTGATGTTTGAATTTGCAGGTGTTAATTATTATGACGGTCAAGGATTTTTAATACCAACTGATTTAGATATTAAGAGTGCAACAGAATTAGATGGTGCGTTTGTATGTATTACAGCAGAAACAACAAGTGAATTAAATTTAAATGATTACTTTGCTGAAAATAATATGGCATATAAACCAATATATGTTGAAAATAACAAAGACGCAAAAGCAAAATTATTTGGTGGTGATTGTGATGTATTCACAACAGACGCCTCTGGTTTAGCAAGTGCTAGAGCAGGTGCAGACGACCCTAGTAAATGGATGGTGTTACCTGAAATTATATCAAAAGAACCATTAGGTCCACTTGTAAGACAAGGTGACCAAGAGTGGGAAGATGTAGTTAGATGGACACACTTCATTATGGTTAATGCTGAAGAAGCAGGTATCACAATGTATAATGTGGATATGATGTTAACTGCTAAGTCAAAAGAAATTAAAAGAATATTAGGTGTTGAAGGTTATATCGGTCCAATGTTAGGACTTGGTATGAAATTTGGTTATAATATTATAAAACAAGTTGGTAATTACGGAGAATCATTTGATAGAAATGTAGGACCTAATACACCACTTAAATTAGAACGAGGATTAAATAATCTTTGGAAAAACGGTGGCGTTATGTATGTACCGCCAATAAGATAGGGAGAAAAACATGAAATTATTTCATAACGTTTGGGAGAAATGGGCAACAGCAATAGTAGTTGTTTTTTTATTATCAATTGGTTTCAGTACTGCTAAAGCAGATTGTACCGGTTGTGGAGATGATGGACACCAAGTTTGTCCAGTAGAAGGAGACGCACAAAAACCAGAAGTAGTATTTGCTGTTTGTGTATTTGCAGATGGCTCATTGATAGACCATAAAGGTGCTAACTCAATGTCCGATTGCTTAAAGACTAAAAGAGAAGTAGAGAAAAAGTGGAGAAACAAATCAGAAGAAACAGATAGTGTAGAAATAAATGGTATAACTTATAAAATAGATGGTGAATCATTAGCATTTATGTGTGATTTAGTTGACGCAAGAGTACATCATTATAATGATGGTACTTGGGAAATAGTAGAGATATTAGGAAAACATAAAAAAGAGGAATAAAAAATAAAAGGAAAATATGAATAATGTTATACATTTTAGGTTACATTATTTTTATCATATATTTGATTTATAAAATTAATAAGTTTGCTGATGAGGTCAACCCTTATAATTGGGACCAAAGGCATAAATAAAATTGAAAGGTATATTATGGCTAAATTAGGTGATAAAACTGATTACAATTACAGAGTTAAAAGAGTAACAAAAATCGTAGACGGTGATACAATAGATGTAATACTGGATATGGGTTTTAATATTCTATTTGCACAAAGAGTTAGATTGTTTGGTATAGATACACCAGAATCTAGAACAAGAGATTTAGTTGAGAAGAAATACGGACTAAAATCTAAAAAATTCTTACAAGAACAAATCAAAAAAGCAACAAAGATTTCAATCAAAACATACAGAGATTCCGAAACAGGTAAGTTTGGAAGAATACTTGGTGATGTATGGCTTGATGGTAAATCTGTTAATAAATTAATGTGTAAAGTAGGACATGCTGTAACATATTATGGTCAAAATAAAAAATTAGTTGAGAAGGCACATATAAATAATAGAAAAAGAGTGAGGTAAATTATGGCACATATAACAGACGAACAACAAAGAAGTTTAGACGCAAGTTTTGAAGATGAGATAACTTCTCAAAGAACTGTCACAATTCCATTAAAAGAATATGATAAGTTAAGAGAAAAAAACCATTATATCACAGACAAATCTTTAATTGCTATCATAGATAAAATTGAAGAACTAGTTAGAGCAATGATAAAAATGAGAATACAAGATAAAGGTTTAAATGCTGTTGTAGATAAGACCGAAGAACTAGTAAGGGCATTAAGAAAGCATATTGTCAGAGAAGATATATAAATAGATGTATAATAATATGAGGATAAAAAACTATGGAGAACGCCAGGATGAATTACTATTTTACAGGAATATTAATTATTCTAATGATTCTACTTGCCCTTTTGGGAGGACCTCCAAGTTAATTAAATAATTATGGATTCAGAAGCAATAATATTGCTAACAAAGTTATGGCCAATATTCTTGGCGTTTATACTTTTAATAGTTACATTAGCACAAGCACATTATAGAATTAAGGTACTGGAAGAGAAGATAAAAGTAGCCTTTGAACTGATTAATAAGTTGACAAGTAAATAACCATCATTTCCTATACGATTCCCACAAAGAAATTTGATAATTTAACACACTGTTATTATAAATATTGGTGTAAAATAGAGGGAATATGAAAAAATTATCAATCATTTTAATAACATTATTGTTCTGTTCTAGTACCTATGCAAGTGAATTAGGTTTTAAATTTCACAGTCCATCATTTAGTGGAGTGGGAAAATCATCACACTATCTAACGATAGAGAACATAGAGAAGACTAGAAAAGACGCAATCAAAGCAGCTAACAAAGCGGCAGCTGATAAACTAATAGCTGACGCAAAGGCAACTGCTGTTGCAAAATTCAAAGCAAATGTTGAAGCAAGATTTTATACAGCATTAGCAAAACAACTTACAGATAACGTTTTTGGTACAGATGGTCTACAACAAGACTCTGGTACATTTACATCACCAGTTGGTGGTGAAGTGGTAACTTGGGCAACAACAACTACAGGAACAAATGATACTGTAAGCGTAACTGTAACTGAATCAGATGGCACTGTAACAACATTTACTATGCCGAAGGAAGACAATTCGTAATGATAAGAATATTATCAGTAATATTACTAACATTTTTGTTAGTTGGTTGTGCTGGTTCAAACAAAGTAAATTTTGATATAAGAACACAAAAGGTTGCTTATAAAGATTTAACAGAAATTAAGGCACCTAGTGGTGACCCTATTATAATTGCTGTCTATGACTTTGTTGATATGACTGGTCAAAAGAAACCAGGTGGTAACTTTGCCTCAATGAGTACAGCGGTTACTCAAGGATCATATCAGTTATTAATTAAAGCTTTACAAGACGCAGGTGATGGCAAATGGTTTAGAGTTGTAGAGAGAACAAGTTTACCAAGTCTATTACAAGAAAGAAAACTAATTAGGTCTACAAGACAACAAATTAATGGAGAAGGTGCAGAACCATTACCACCATTGTTATTCGCAGGTGCATATATCACAGGTGGTATAGTAGGTTATGATAGTGATATTAAATCTGGTGGATTAGGTGCAAGAGTATTAGGTATTCAAGCTAATAAACAATACAGACAAGATATTGTTACAGTTATATTAAGATTGGTTAATGTACAAACAGGTGAGGTAGTTATAGTAACTACTATTGAAAAGACTATAGTTTCTACAGCTTTTGGATCAGATGTATTTAAATATTTTGATACAGATACAATGTTAGTAGAGATTGAAGCTGGTTATGCTAGAAACGAACCAGTGACCTTTGCAATAAGAAAAGCAATTGAAAAAGGTGTAGTAGATTTAATACACAAAGGTATTATAAAAGATTTATGGGCATATAAAATAGAAGAAGTAACAATACCAGAGATTAAAGATTATATAGATCATACAAATGATGTTGAAATAGGTGTACATGTGGATATAGGTGAGAAGAAAAAAGAGAAAACCTATGAAGATTATCTTAAACAAAAAGAAGAATTAAAAAAATTAGAACAAGAGGAGAATACAGATGAGAAAAATAATGATGTCAATAGTGATTCTTCTAGCGACACTAACTAACAGTTTCGCAGGCAATTCCGTTTGGATTCAACAAGACAACCAAGATAGCGACGGATCAATTTTTATCAAACAAGATGGTACTGGTAATACAGTAGGGTATTCTACATCTTATCCATTTAAAGTAGATGGAGAGAACATCACAATCATTATTAAACAAATAGGTAATAATAACGTAACAGATTATTCAAATCACGTGAGTTTTAAAGGTGAGAATATGACTTTAGATTATACAGCAACTGGTGATGGTAATAAATTAAGAATAGATAGTGATGATACGGATGCTACTGGACATTATTTAGACCACGATATTACAGGTAACTTAAACGTAGTAGATTATGATACTTGGGCAAATGATACAGCAAATTTCAATGTTGATTTAGATATTACAGGTGACTCAAATACTTTTTGGGTAAGAAATAAAGGTGATAATCACTTCTTATATGTTCTTATGTCAGGTGATTCAAATGATGTACAATTTTATGGTACAACTGATTCAGTAGGATTTAATACAAACTCTAACAAGGCTATTGGTCCACAAACAACATCACATGGACAATTTGCAGATAGTTCAGGTAGTGAAGGCGCTACAGCAGACATTTATATTATTGGGAATTCCAATAGATTACATACTTCATCATACGGTACAGGTAACTATCAACTCCACGATATTATAGGTAGTTCAAATATTTTAGATATTCACTCTAGTTATACTAGTGCCGATACTGATCCATATGGAGATACAATGTTGATATTAGGTGACGGTAACTATTTAAGAACATACATATCTGGAGATAGTAATACAATAAGATTACATATGGCAGGTGGAAATAATACTGCCAAGATTTATCTTTATACAGATGGTTCGGTAATAAATTTTGACCAAACAGGTGGTGGTAACACAGGTCAAGTTACCATATCAGGTGATTCAATTTACGATTACACATTAAACTTTGCACAAAACGGTTCAGATTCTTGTACCTATTCATTTAATAGAAACACACAATCAGCTGATGTTACGGCTACGGTTTCCAATGGATGTTAAAAATGAAAAGAATTTTATTTTTTATTACCTTTCTGGTACTTTTCTGTACTAGTATTTCATCATCACAAATAACAAGTCCTAAAGTTGGCGAAGTCATAGGCCAAATGGGTACTACTTGGAACGAAAGAGAAGGAGAAACTCAAAATACAGCAATGGGTTATGAGTTGCAGATGAACGATTTCCTCCAAACTGGTGAAGATGGTGGTATGATTATTCATTACCTTGATAATACTAAATTTACAATGGGACCAAATACAGAATTAATAATTGATGAGTTTGCTTTTGATACATCGGTTGTACCAATTGAATTGGCAATGAACATATCAGTTAACGTTGGTACATTTACATATGAATCAGGACAGGTATCTAATTTAGGTGGTGAAGTTAACATCAATGCTGGATTTGCCTCAATTACAGTACAAGGTACTGCCTTTTCAGGAACAGTTGACACTAGTGGTGAGGTTACAATTACCTTACTACCAGATAGTGATGGTGCAGTAGGGTCGGTAACGGTCTCCAATGACGCAGGTTCTCAAACAATAACTAACGCTTACAATTCAGTGACAGTTGTATCAAACGACTTAACACCAACTCCTCCAAAGATAGAGACTAATAAGTCAGACATTATTGAGTTAGATGAATTTGAAGATGAAATTAAAGAAGATACAGCAAAACATTTTGGTGATATAGATTCAAAATCTGAAATGTCTAAAGACGAACAAGAAGCACAAGAAATGGAAGAGGCTTTAATTAATGAAGAAGCAAGTATAGTAGAAGATAGTAATACAATTGTTGGTACAGATTTATCTTCTAGTGAAGCAGATACAATGATTGAAACAAAATCAGCAGAAGAAAATACTTTAGTTGAAGTAGAAGAAGTTGATACATCTTATTATGATTCTTGGGAAGATGATTTAAAAGATTGGGGTTATATAGATGAAGACAACCAGATTTCAGTTTGGGATGCCGAAGGTGAGCAAACTATGGATTGGGATGACGCAAAGAAAATGTATGCAGAAATGGATCAAGCATACTTTGACGCTATTGGTTGTTCAGATTGTACCTGGGATACTATTGATTGGGATACTATTGATTGGGACGCTGTAGATTGGGACGAATATTCGGACAAGTATAATGATCTATTAGAAGACTATGGTTTAACTTCTTGGAATGTTGATGTAGATGAACAAGATGTTGTTGAAGATACAAAAGATGAAACAGAAGCAACTACAGTTGAAGGATATACTTGGGAAGATTTTGCTTTAGATGATGACTACTATAACAATGCAGAATACAAAAACCAAGGTGGACCTCCAACATTAACTGTACAAAACTATTGTGAGTACAATGGTTACGAAGACTATTGGTGTAACCAAGATTATGTTGATTATCTAAATGACTGGTACAAAGATGATTGGACTTTAAAAGTAACTAACGATAGTTGGACTAAAGAATCAAAAGAGATATGGGGTAAATTATATGGTTGGTGTGGATCGTGGCCAAACTATAAGATGTGTGATAACCAACCTAAACCTTGGAAGATGAAAGACTTAAAGAAGACTTACATAACTGATTGGGAGTGGGCAGATTGGGACATATATTGGGACGCCGTGTATGATTGGTGGTATACAGGTTACGATTACAATAATGAAGATGATGAGTCTAATTGGGAAGATGAGTATGATTTTGAAGATAACTATGACATAGACGCAGAATTAGAATTGTTATTAGCAAGTTATGATAAAGAAGATTGTTTAAATTATGGATACTATTGGGACAATGCTCAATCAAGTTGTGGTACGGAGTGGGTTGATAATAGTGGTTCAGAAACGCAAGTAACTGCTAGTGGTGAAGTTTTAAATTATAGTACTGGAGATGTAACTCAAACCTTAACTACAACAAGTGGTGGTGTGTCAACAAGTATTACTTCTACAGGAAGAGTATCAACGTTAGATAACGACTTTAACGCAACTGCCTCAACGTCTGGTGATTACACAATATTAAATAGATACAACGACAATCATAGAGCTTATGTAAAAACTGAAACTAGTAAAGAGGCAGACATACAGATTTTACAAGATACTGAAGCACAACACCTTGATGTAGGTAGCAGCTCTACTCAAAACAATATCACAATCATTCAAACGGACTAAATATGATATGACTAAATTTACTTCCATTTGGGCAGTAATAGTAAGTGTATTAATACTATTAGGATTAAAATTATATAATCCAGTACCTTTACAAACCCTCCAACTAAAGACCTTTGATCTATATCAAACACTTGGCGATAACTATGAGTCTAAAAGTCTTGTGTTGTTAGATATATCAAATGAAGCATTAAAGAAACAAGGTCAATGGCCTTGGAAGAGAGACATATTAGGTCGTACTATCATCAATGCATATAAAAATGGTGCAGCTCTAGTATTTTTGAACGTAGTATTTGTTCACAAAGATAGGCTAGGTGGTGATGAAATGTTTTTGAAGATGATCTCAAAGTATCCAGTTATTCTAACTGAAACAAGTACAGCTAAGAACTTAAAGAGTATTGAAAGGAAATCTCTCGCTATCGCTAACGTGGAAGTGAAAGTGGGCGTTGACTCTGTTATACGAATTTTATCCTTGGATAATTCCGTGCCGGAAAAGATTTTATCCATAATCAAGTTTCCAATACCTGACCAAGATAGTATATGGATTGATTTCAGACATAGAATACCTAGAATAGATTATACAGATAAAGATTGGTCATCTATGAAAGGTAAGATAGTATTCATAGGTGCTACATTTGATGGTTCCACTTTTGTACTTACACCTAATGGTTTAAAGAACACACACGAAATAGCGGCCTTGTCAACAGAAACTTTATTATCAGGTGAGTATATAAAAAGACCTGATTGGGCACCTATGGCAGAATGGATTGCTTTATTATTAACATTAGGTTTCTTTTTAATAGTTTTACCTAGAGTTGACTTATTTTGGTCAGCCGCAATTTTAGTCGGTTTTTATTTTGATTTAGCACTTACAAGTGGTTATCTATGGCAAAAACATATGATACTTACAGATTGGTCATCAATCGCAGTAATAGGAAGTATAGTATGGGCACACTTGATATACAATAACTTTGCAAGAGAGAATAGATTAAAATTACAAATCAAAAAACAATTTGAACATTACCTAGCACCAGATATGGTTAAGAAGTTGCAGAAAAATCCTGAACTTTTAAAATTAGGTGGTGATACAAGAGATATGACTTTTTTATTTTGTGACATAAGAGGATTTACTCCTATTTCAGAAAAATTTCAATCTGATCCACAAGGTCTTACAAAAGTTATAAATAAATTTTTAACACCCATGACAAACATTATAATGAAAAATGGTGGTACTATTGATAAGTACATGGGCGATTGTATTATGGCATTTTGGAATGCTCCAATACAACAACATAATCATAGATCACTTGCAGTTAACTCGGCATGTGAAATGATGAACAAATTAAAAGAATTAAATGACAGTGATAGTTTTGGTCCAGATATTAAGATAAACATCGGCATAGGAATAAATTCAGGTCCTGCTGTAGTTGGTAATATGGGATCAGATCAACGTTTTGATTATTCTGTTTTAGGTGACGCCGTTAATCTTGCAAGTAGATTAGAAGGTGTAAGTAAAAATTATGACGCAACATTAATTGTAGGTTATGATACATACAGAATGCTAAGATCAAAATACGATTGGAAGAAATTAGATATGGTTAAAGTTAAAGGCAAATCTAATATGGTATCTATCTACACAATTTAGGAGGCTGTCTGATAAGAAAGATATTTTGGACCTTCATAAAGTTTTTTTTATGTTGGTGCGTATTGTGGACCTGCTCACAAAAATTAACGTATTTAAAAGCATGTGAAACTGAAACTATTATAAATATTGATAAACAAATAAAACACTATGGCAGAAAATAACCACACAGAAATACACGTACAATTAGCAGAATTAACTAAAGATGTACAACAGATTAATAATATACAACATAGATTAGATGTAGCTATTGATAAGTTGACAGAGGTATCATCTTCTATTAAATCTATGCTGGCTGTACACGAGGAGAAGATTGAACACCAGGAAAAGATAGATGATGTGATATTTTCTAAACTAAAGATAAGAGCCAGTGAGACGATAAGTATAGAAAAAGAACTTTCTGATAAAATAGAAGAATCTGAAAAACGTATAAAAAATGAACTGATTGAGATAAAAACCGAATTTAGAGGTAGAATTAGTATGTTAGAAAAGTACAAGTGGATTATTATAGGTGCCTTTATTGCCGTAGAGTCTATAACGGTTTTAATGTTATCCAAAAAAGGTTTTTTCCCTTTGCTTTCATTTTTCAATTAAGCTTGACAATTTCATAGTAATGGTGTATAGTATTCTTTACTATGTCATCTTATATTGATCTAAAATTTATCAATCAACTATCGGGAAGGTTGCAACAGTTTAAACAGAAAACAGACTATCTGTTTAACTTTCGTTGTCCTCATTGTGGTGATTCTAAAAAATCTAAAAGTAAAGCAAGAGCATATTTTTATAGAGTAAAAAATGATATGTTCTTTAAATGCCATAATTGTGGCCAAGGACAAAACTTTACTAACTTCTTAAAATTTATAGACCCTAAACTACACAAAGAATATCTATTAGAAAGATATAAAGGGTCAGCACCATCTACACCTGAACCAAATTGGAAATTTGAAAAACCTGTATTTAAAATTAATATATTAAACGATTGTAAAGTAATTAAAGATTTAGATGATGAACATGTTGCAAAAAAATATTTAATAGATAGAAAAATACCTGAAGAATTTTTTGATAAGTTATATTATGTAGAAAAATTTCAACAGCTTGTTAATAAAGTTAAACCAAATACATATAAAACTCAAAAGGATCACAATAGGATCATTATTCCTTTTTACGATACAACTGGTGAGTTATTTGCTTTTCAAGGTCGTAGTTTAGGACGTGATATTCCTAAATACTTAACAATTAAGCTAAACGAAAACAAACAAAAAGTTTTTGGATTAGAACGTTTAAATTTTCAAGATCATGTATATATAGTTGAAGGTCCGTTTGATTCATTGTTCATTGGCAATTGTATCGCAGCTGCTGGTGCCGATTTGTCTTTAAATAACAAAGTACCGAACAATAGGATAACCTATATATTTGACAACGAACCAAGAAATAAAGAAATTATAAATCGCATGTATAAGATGATTGATTCTGATTTCAACATTGTTATATGGCCAGAAGATTTACAATTTAAAGATATTAATGATATGATTCTTGGTGGCTTTACAATTAATAAAATTACAGATATTATAAAGACGAATACTTACTCACAATTAAGTGCTCTCACTAAATTAAACCATTGGAAAAAAATAAAATGATTGATAAAATAAACGTTGAAAAAAGAAATGGAAGAGGAAGTGAACCTCTTAATATTGATAAGATACATGAAATGGTTGAGTATGCTTGTGAAGATATAAAAGGTGTATCAGCCTCACAAGTTGAAATGAATAGTGGCCTCCAATTTTATGATGGTATTACCACAAATGATATACAACAAATTTTAATCAAGTCAGCTTCAGATTTAATCTCCCTAGAAAATCCCAACTACCAATACGTGGCTGCTAGACTATTATTGTTCAGTTTAAGAAAACAAGTTATTGGTAGATTATGGGATCATCCACACATCTACGATCATGTAGAGAAGTGTATTGAAAAAGGTGTATACGATCCAGAAATTTTAAAAAAATATGATAAAAAAGATTTTAGTAGAATGCAGAATTGGATTACACATGACAAAGATAATACCTTTACATATGCAGGCTTAAGACAAGTCATTGACAAGTATCTAGTACAAGATAGATCAAGTGGAGAAGTTTTTGAAACTCCTCAATTTATGTATATGTTAATATCTGCTACACTTTTTCAAAATTATTCAAAACAAAGGAGAATGACCTATGTTAAGAAATATTATGACGCTATATCCAATTTTAAAATTAATATTCCAACTCCTGTTATGGCTGGTGTTCGTACTCCTATTAAGCAGTATGCTAGTTGTGTACTTGTTGACGTTGACGATACTTTACCTAGCATATTCAGTAGTGACATGGCTATTGGAAATTACGTTGCTCAAAGAGCCGGTATCGGTATCAACGCAGGTAGAGTACGAGGAATTAATGCAAGAATCCGAGGGGGAGAAGTCCAACATACAGGAGTTATTCCTTTCCTTAAAAAATTTGAAGCAACGGTTAAGTGTTGTACTCAAAACGGAGTACGTGGAGGTTCGGCAACTGTTCACTTCCCTATTTGGCACCAAGAAATAGAAGATATTATAGTTTTAAAAAATAATAAAGGTACGGAAGATAACAGAGTTAGAAAATTAGATTATTCTATACAGTTATCAAAATTATTTTATGAAAGATTTATTAATGAAGAAGAAATAACACTATTCTCACCACACGAAGTACCAGAACTTTATGATGTATGGGGAACACCAGAATTTGATGATATGTATTTAAAAGCAGAAAGAAAAACAAGTGTACATAAAAGAAAAATATCAGCACAAAAATTATTCTTTGACATATTAAAAGAAAGAGCAGAAACAGGCAGAATTTATATAATGAATATAGACCATTGCAATACTCACTCATCATTTAAAGATATAGTGACTATGAGTAACCTATGCCAAGAGATCACACTCCCAACCACTCCTATCCAACATATAGATGGTCCAGGAGAGATTGCACTATGTATTCTATCAGCAATCAATGTAGGTAAGATCAACGATCCAATTGAACTGGAAGAACTATGCGATCTTACAGTAAGAGCATTAGAAGAAATGATAGATCATCAAAAATATCCAGTAAAGGCCGCTGAAATATCTACCAAACAAAGACGATCATTAGGTGTTGGTTATATTGGCCTTGCACATTATCTAGCAAAAACTGGACACAAATATGAAGACAAAGGTGCTTGGAGAGAAGTAGATAAATTAACAGAGGCTTTTCAATTTTACTTATTACAAACAAGTAATGAACTTGCAAAAGAAAAAGGTAAGTGTGAATTATTTCATAGAACAAAATACGCAGATGGAATATTACCAATAGATACTTACAAAAAAGAAGTTGATGAAATTGTAAATCGTAAACTATCAATGAAATGGGACAAATTACGAGCAGATATTAAAGAATTTGGGCTGCGACATAGTACTCTATCAGCCCAAATGCCTTCCGAGTCTTCTAGTGTGGTTTCAAATGCTACAAACGGCATTGAACCACCTAGAGACCACTTATCAATTAAGAAGTCTAAAAAAGGTACATTAAAACAAATAGTACCTGAATATAATAAATTAAAGAATTTTTATACGTTATTATGGGATATGCCTAGTAACGAAGGATATATAAACGTTGTCGCAGTAATGCAAAAGTACTTTGACCAAGCTATATCAGGTAACTGGTCTTATAATCCAGATCATTTTGAAGATAATCAAGTACCTGTTTCAGTAATGGTAGAAGATTTATTAAATACATATAAGTATGGTTGGAAAACATCATACTACCAAAACACATACGATAGTAAAAGAGATATAGAAGAACCTAAACACTCTATAGATTACGATACACCTATCACACCTGAAGAACCTAAAGAGGAAACCAAAGAGGAAGATTGTGATAGTTGCAATATTTAATATAATAAATAAATTTTATGAGTAAAACAGTTTTTAATAAAACAAAAGGAATAGATACAACAAAACAGTTAATGTTTTTTGGACCCGATTTGTCTGTACAAAGATATGATAATATGAAATATCCTATATTTGACAAGTTATGCCAACAACAACTTGGTTATTTTTGGAGACCTGAAGAAATATCTTTACAGAAAGATAGAAATGATTACTTGGATTTATCTGAAGGACAAAAGTTTATATTTACATCTAATTTAAAGTATCAAACTATGTTAGATAGTGTACAAGGTAGAGGACCTTGTCTAGCATTTTTACCTTTAGTATCAATACCAGAATTAGAAAGTTGTATAATTACTTGGGATTTCATGGAAACAATACACTCACGATCTTATACATACATCATTAAAAATTTATATTCAAATCCAAGTGAAGTATTTGATACGATAATAGAAGACAAGAAAATAGAAGAACGAGCAGCTAATGTCACTAAAACCTATGATGAATTAATTGATATGGGTCATAGATGGCATTTGAATCCAGATAAAGTTGATATGTATGAATTAAAGAAAAGATTATATCTGGCTATGATTTCGGTAAACATACTAGAGGGTTTAAGATTTTATGTATCATTTGCTTGCAGTTTTGCATTTGGTGAACTTAAAAAATTAGAAGGCTCTGCTAAAATTATATCCTTTATTGCAAGGGATGAAAGTCAACACTTAGCAATGTCACAAAAAATTATTAACAATTGGACAGATTACGAAAACGATAAAGAAATGTTAAAAGTAATCAAAGATTGTGATAAAGAAGTTTATAAAATGTACGATGACGCAGTACATGATGAGAAACGTTGGGCAACATACCTATTCAGTAAAGGGTCTATGATTGGTTTATCAGAAAAGTTATTACACCAATTTATAGAATACATGGCTAATAGACGTATGAAAGCTATAGGTTTAACTCCTTCTTACGAACAAAAACAAAACTCACTACCGTGGGTTGAACATTGGTTAAACAGTAGATCAAATCAAAATGCACCACAAGAAACTGAAATAGAATCTTATGTAGTTGGTGGAATAAAACAAGACGTTACCAAAAATCAATTTAAAAAATTTAAGCTGTAATGGAAAGAGTTACAAAACATTGTTCTAATTGTCAGACTAAATATACCGTAGAATGGGATGAGGAGAAAAACGATTTAGAAGCTCTTACTTGTCCTTTCTGTGGATATGAGGTTGAACAGGAAGACAATGATATACCAGAAGACGCAGAACACGAAAGTTGGAATTGATTACTCTTTAACGAGTCCAGCTGTTTGTATAAATGATGGTAAATTAAATTTTTATTATCTGACCACCAAAAAGAAATGGCAAGGTCAACAAAGTGAGAATATAATTGGTTATGAACATAAAGCATGGACTGATCCTATTGAAAGATTCAAAAATATATCAGATTTTGTATTTGATATACTCACTCCCATACATACTCCTACAGAAATTTATATTGAAGGCTACTCGTTTGGCTCTAAAGGTCAAGGTCTTTTTCAAATTGCTGAAAATTGTGGAATCCTCAAATTTAGATTACAAGACAAAGGTTATAGTTACGATACAGTTGTACCGAGCGTTGTTAAGAAAGGCGCAACAGGAAAGGGAAACGCAGACAAAGATATGATGTATGAATCCTTTCTAAAAGAAACCAAAATAGATTTAAAACAAATATTAGACACTGAAAAGTGTGGTAACCCTTTATCTGATATTGTAGATAGTTATTATATACAAAAGGTTGGCCATGAAAATAAAAGTCGTTAGTACATGGAACAATTATCTCTACAAACAATATGCCCGAAGATTCAAAAAAACGTATAAGTGGCCATTTGAATTAGAAATATACAATGAAGATATTGATATGTATGATAAAATACCAGAACTTAAAAAATTTGTAGACAGAAACAAAGTAAGTATGCCTGTAAGTTTTCTTAAAGACGCAGTAAGATTTTCTTATAAAGTATATGCATATACACAATCAATTTTAGAAAGTAAAGATTACGATAGCATTATGTATATAGACGCCGATAGTGTGTTCTATAAAAAGATTGATGTAAATTGGATTAAAAAACATTTACATAGAGACGAGTGTATGTTAACTTATCTTAACAGACCAACTTATAGTGAGTGTGGTTTTATATATTTTAATATGAAACATGGTTTTATAAAACAGTTTGCTTCAGATATGAGAAAGATGTATGATAAAGATTTACTTTTTAAAGAAGAACAACAACATGATTCATGGATATTTGATGTAGTTAGAAAGAGATTTGAGGACAAATACGGTGTAATTAACCACGATATTGGCGACGGAAGAGTAGGTCATGTTCAAGCTAGATCAATTTTAGGTAAAGTATATGACCATACTAAAGGAATAAGAAAGATAAAAGGTAAAAGTAAAGAATCTAGATTATGATTAATATTGTACCAACTCCTTGTAATGTTTTTATAGGATATGATTATGGTGAGCCAGTAGCATACCACATACTATCTGAAAGTATTAGATCACATGCTAGTGGACCTGTAAGTATAACTCCATTAAGTTTAAATAATTTACGAGAATTTAAAAGAGCAAAAGAATCCAATCAATCAACAGACTTTGCATTTAGCAGATTTTTAGTACCTTATCTATCAAAATATAAGGGCTGGTCAGTTTATATGGATTGTGATATGATGTTTAGATCAGATATTTACGATTTATATGGTCATGCTACATACAAATATTCTGTTATGTGTTGTAAACATGATTATATACCTAAACAAGATGTAAAATTTAGAGCTGCAAAAAATCTAACGTTTCCTAAAAAGAACTGGTCTAGTGTAATGTTATTTCACAATTCACAATGTACAGCACTAACACCTGAATATGTTAACAAGGCAAGTGGTTTAGACTTACACCAATTTAAATGGTTAGAAAGAGAACATATGATAGGTGATATACCTTTAGAGTGGAACTGGTTAGTAAATGAATATAATTATAATCCAGACGCAAAAAATGTCCATTGGACATTAGGTGGTCCTTGGTATAAAGATTATGAGAATCAAGATTATGCAGATGAATGGTTTCATTTATATGATATAACAACAAAGGTTAGATTATGATTATAGGTATCAAAGGTGCATTTAACACCAAGGCTGGTTTTGTTTTCCCTACACATGAAGATTTTAAACTTATAGAATATAAAGATAGAGATAAACATAAAGCAGACGCATATATTCAATCAAATATATTAGGTAGAATGAAGATAATAAACTCTGATATGTACAGATATATTTTAGACCAAAAGAAACCTATATTAGTTGTAGAACAAGCAACCTTTAGACAGAATTTAAATATAGATAAACCAGATTATTATTATAGAGTAGGTAGAGATTGTTATACTTACAATAAAGGTAATTTTAATAATAAAAACTGTAAACCAGGTAGATGGTTGAAGATACAGAAAGAACAAAACATTGAGATAAAACCATGGAAGAAAAATGGTGATTATATTTTATTACTATTACAAAATCCTGTAGACACCAGTTTAAATGATCTAGTAAGTAGAAATAGTGACTATGATAATTGGGTAAAAGATATTATAATAAAAATTTCAAAATATACTGCTGAAGACATTATGGTTAGATTACACCCTAGATTTCCTTTAAGATATAACTTACGATCTTTATTAAATTTAAAAGTAAGAAACAATATAATTTTTAGTAAACATGTTGGTGATGATTTTAATAAATCTAGTAGTAAAGACTTATATAAAGACCTAGATCATGCTAGAGTTGCAATATCATATTCAAGTAATGCATTAGTAGAAACAGTTTGTGCTGGTATACCTACTATCACATTATCAAAAACATCACATGCTTGGCCAGTGTCTTTTCATAATATAGATGTGTTAGAGGAAACAGTAATGCCAGAGAAAGATAGAACACAATGGTTATATGACATGGCCTATACACAATGGAAAATGAGTGAGATAAATAGTGGCGAGGTACACAAAAGGTTATTATGATTTTTACACATAGAATGGATAAAATTGATTGTTTATCCCACGAAATTTGGCCTGCCTTGGAAAAGGGCTGGCCAAAAACAAGTTTAGACCAACATTTTTTTTGGGGTTTAGGTGGTGATAACGTATCAAAGATTGAACAACTAGAAAAACATGGACAAGAATGGTACTATGTTGATGTTGGTTATTTAACTCAACCAATTACAAGATACCCTATCCCTAAAATACACGATTACGATAAAACTTACTTTAGAATTGTAAAAGGTAAGATACACACATTAGAAGGATCAAAAAAAGGTGGTGATGTTAGATTAAAAGAATTAGCAAAAAAAGGTCTACCATCTAAATTTGAAAATTGGAAAGGTGGTGAAGGAGATCATATACTAATATGTCCTTCCTCTGAAACGGTAACTTATAAACATAATAATCTGACTCAAGGAGATTGGGTAGATAGAGCAATTTCACAAATAAAAAAATTAACAAATAGAGATATAAGAATTAGATATAAACCTAGACCAAACAATGAATGGTGGGGTAAAGATATAAAAGAAGATTTAGATGATTGCCATTGTTTAATTACCAATATGAGTTTATCAGCTATTGACTCAATATTAGAAGGTGTGCCTGTTGTGTGTGATGGTAGAAACGTTGCATGGCCAGTATCTACAAGATTTATTCAATTTATAAATGATCCATTAAAACCTACAAAAGATAATGTAAATGAGTGGATGAAATTATTGGCAAACAACCAATTTACAATAGAAGAAATGAAAAATGGAACTGCCTATAAAGTTTTATCTAAACAACCAAATAAGGTATTTACAATATGAAAAATATAATGTTAGTAAGTGGTTGTAGTTGGTCAGCTAATGATTTAATTTCTACTTTTCATCCTGAATTGGAATGTAATTGGCCTAAATGGCCAGAACTAGTTGCTAAGGAATTGAATATGGATTTAGTTAACTTGTCAGCTTCAGGTGCAGGTAATGAAAAAATTTATAGTAGTATATCAGATTACTTAACTAATTTTAGTACAAGAGTAGGTTTAGTAGTGGCTGCCTGGTCACAAGGTCATAGACGTGATTGGTCAGAAACCATTCACAAGAAACAGGTATGGAGAAATGATTGGTTTGACATAAAAGGTGATCTTGATTATCATGTTTTAAAATCTATAAGATTACAATTTGCATATCAAAATTTATGTAGACATCTTAATGTACCGTATGTACAATTTCAAATGATCTCCTTATGGAGATCACACATAAACAAAAAATTTCACGAGCAATATCACAAGGTGTATCCAAAAAAAAATAATTTTTTTTCTTTTAGAAGTAAAATTTTAAATGCAAAAGCAGATTACTTTAAAGCTTTAATACAATCAACAGGTTATTATAATAGAATGAATAAGAACTTTCTAGGTTGGCCTGGTGATGTAATTACTAACAAGTATTATGACCAAGAAAAATCATGGACATTGCGTTATTGTTTAGATATTAAACATAAAATATCTGATTTAGATAAACACCCTAACAAAATAGGTCAAGAGAAATTAGCAGAGGAGTTTTTAAAGAGATATAAAAAATTTAAAGATGAACGTTGAACTTATAGATAAAATGGGTAGTGACCTATCAGTAGTGAATGCTGCTAGAGTTTCTTTTGCAAAAACAAAAGATATACTTGATGAAAAAGATGAGAAGTTAATCAAGTATTTGGCAGAACACAATCATTGGTCACCATTTGCTCACGCTACAATGTCATTTAGAATTAAGGCACCAATATTTGTTGCAAGACAATTAGTTAAACATCAAGTTGGTTTGGCTTGGAACGAAGTCAGTAGAAGATATGTAGATGATAAACCACATTTTTATATTCCATTTATGTGGAGAAAACGTCCTGATAAGAATATTAAACAAGGTTCAAGTGATGAAGAAGTACCTTATGACATAACTAAAATAATAAATGACGCTGAAGAAATGTATAATGATATGTTAGCAGACGATATAGCACCTGAAATGGCACGTATGATATTACCTCAATGTATGATGACCGAGTGGATATGGTCAGGTAGTTTATATGCATTTGCTAGGGTATGTAATTTAAGAAATAAAGAAAATGCTCAAGTGGAAACAAGAGTGATAACACATCATATATCAAAACATATGAAAGACCATTTTCCAATATGTGTGAGATACTTGTTAGATGGTTAATATAGTATGTGTATATTGGGGAAACAAGTATAGTATAGACTATGTAAATAAACTATACAGTATGGTAAAAAGGAACCTTTCTATGCCATTTAAGTTTATTTGTTATACGAACCACCCTTCACTAAAAATAATTGACGATATAGAGACAAGAAAATTACCATTTAACCAATATGATGGTTGGTGGAATAAATTAACTCTCTTTAGCCATGAGGCCGACCTACAAGGTACTTGTTTATACTTTGATTTAGATGTAGTGATATTAGATAACATAGACGATATGGCATTGTTTGGTAAAGAAGACACCTTTGGTATCATAAACGATTTTAATCCTAATAGTAAATCTTTCAATTCAAGTATAATGAAATTCAATAATATCACAGCTGAACATATATGGAAATCATTTAAGAACGATGAAACCAGTATGAGTAGAAACCAAGGCGATCAACAGGTGATTAGCTTAATTATGCATGAATCACCACATCTAAAGATTATGCCAGACGATTGGACTTTCTCATACAAGTGGTACGATAGAGAGAAACCAAGAATACACCAATCAGAGTGGACATTTGAAAGAAAGTCAAACACAAAAGTGGCTGTCTTTCATGGTAAACCTAACCCACACGAATCAAAGCAGAAATGGGTTGAAGACAACTGGAAATAGAACAAAACCAGAACAAACACAAGTAAATACTAGTAAAAAAAGTAAAAAAAGTGCTTGACTTTCTCGCCAGGACTGATAGGATAGTAGTATGAATTTCACAATAAAGGCGACCGGAAACTTTGGGCTTTCTAGAAATGTTTTAGTTTTCCCTTTATGTGGTTTTCAGAGTAAAAACAACGAAAGGAACGAAAGCCCACTTAAAAAAACTAGTTGCCAAACGTCAAATAGTATGATAGGATTAACCAATAATAACAAAGGATACACTAATGAGTAAAGTAAAACAATGGGCTACAGACACAGCAGAAAGCAATGTAGATAAAATACTTGCAAAATTCAAAGCTGGTGTTTACAATTCAACAGTTGCAAAAAATTTAATATTAAATGCAGGAAATATCAATTTAATCGGTATTGATGAATACAATATTGATGAAGTTATAGATGATTTTAAAAATGACACTAACATATTTTGTTATGTTGACGCAATTTCAGGAAAAGTAATTGCAGATTACACTAAAAACGGAGGTACTAAAATTGAATACTAAACCAGATAAATTTGTTAATAGCGATCCAGCTATATTTGTTGAAGGGAAATCTTTAAGTGATGTTGTTAACGGTACAACTTTTAACGTATGTTATTTAAGAGAATATATGGATTCAGAACAAGAAGGTGATTATTTCTATGCATATGAAACTGTATATAGAAATGTACCTAATAAGTTTAAGAAATACTTTAATGATAATATGAAATTAAAGATTGTTAAATTTTTAGATTGGAATTATAAAGAAACAGCTTCTAATTTTGCTAAAACAACTAAAGTACAGTTGATTAGTCAAAAGAAATATTACCAAACATATGAAGATGTATTTGGTGAAACAGCTAGAGGTAATAAAGATTTATTTAATGATTATGGTCAAGCATATGCCAGACAATCATTAAGAAAGGATTATAATCCTAAACTTACTAAAAGTAAGATCAAAAATACAAAATATGCGTGGAGAAAGGTACAATAATGAGTAAACATGATATAACAGACCAATATATTGGTCAAGACGATATAGGTAAAAACCTATACAGAAAAAAAACTTACTATACATTATGCATAGAGCAAGATGTATTAGCGAAAAACCAAGATGAGGCAGATACATTGCTTTCAGACGCAGGTATTAACTATTCAAACATAGGTAAAGACTTAGCAGAAGAAAAAGGCGGTGTTGAAACACATATGGTAGACGCCAACTATACAGAATCAGGTGATACTGAATATGTTGCTAAAGTAGTTTATGACGATTATGATGGTTTAGAAAATGCCAAAGAAAATGGCGATGTTGAACTAGACACATATGCTTTAGAAACCGATGTCATTAATGACAAGGGCGAAGTTGTTGAAAAAGAAAAAGAAATGGATCCATTAGGCGATTTAGAAAAAGTTGTTTATGGAACTAAAGAAGAATCTGATGTTGATGTTTCAAATAATTTAGAAGCAGAAAGTCAGTTAGGTAAATAGTGAAAACTGTAAACGTTGAACTAAAAAAGACAACTGTATTAGAGGCATATAATCAAGTGAAACTATTGAGTGATTTGGATTTTCCTAATTTTCAAAAAGGCGAACCACTTCATAATCTAATTATGGAAATTAAAAGAGATATAAAAAAACAAAATAAACAACCACCACTTTGGCTACAATTTTTAGAGTTTTGGCCAATGACAATAGTTGTGCCAGCGATGTTAATTTTAATATTGACAGCGAATATTTGGCAATGGTAAAGAAAGAGGATATGAAATATAACGAAGATAAAATTATAAAAGAAATAACAGATTACATTAAATCAACATATGGTCAACATTATGTATCTAACGCTACAGGTGACGAAGGTTTTCAGGTACAAGATTTGTTAAGATCAGTAGGTATTGATAAAGATTTTTGCCAAGCCAATGCAATTAAATATCTTGCTAGATTTGGTAAGAAAAATGGTAGAAATAGAAAAGATTTATTAAAAGCTATACATTATGTAATATTATTAATGAGTAGTGAAGACGCAACAACACCATTTGAGGACGGCGAGTCTCGCCATAAGCGTGAATTATCCGGCCGCTATCCGGAGACTCAGATTAATACTGTTTCATATGAACCACAAGAAGGAGAATAATATGGCAACAAGTCACGATTTAGATAGACCACTTGCAGACCTAAAAGAGATTAAGAAGAGTCTACCAGAGAATATAGTATTTAAACCAACACATAAGCTGATTGATGAGAAGATAGGCGAATATCAAAAAGACATTGAGGCAGTTGAAGAATATATTAGACAAAATGTTGATGGCGAACTAACTGATTTTTAATAGGAGTAAAATATGAAAGCGAAAAAACAAATGAAGTGTTGTATATGCGAAATAGAAATTGATAATGGTATGGATTACCATAATCCAACACCACTTGGAAAAGATGTATGTTGTACCTATTGTAATATAACTAAAGTGTTACCGGCAAGACTTAAAAATCTTGGAAATAGACTAGATAAAGTGCAACCACAAGTTGCGAAACAGCTAGTATTACCTTTTGGAGAGGGGGTACTCTAGTATGCAGACAGCGAGAAAAAGCGTTCCTGGCGTGTCCTGGCGCTTTCCAGGAGTGAAAAAACAAGTAAATACAGTGTTTCTTGTAGGGTTGCCATTTACAAGGGTTCCTGATAGCCTAATGAGAATAAACAATATAACGGAAGGATTACTATGAGTTTTAGATACGATAAAGATAATTTATACAAAGAATTTGCAGAGGCAAAGAAAAAAGACATTGCTTTGTCCAAATTAAAAGACCAAGACGCCAAAGAAAACGATTATTTCACAAATAGAATTAAATTTTGTGTAGATCATAAAGAACTAAAAATAGACAAACCACATTATTATGAACATGTTAATATTAACTTTGATAATTTAGAGATAGCTTATAGATCAACAAATCCTAGAGACCATTTTTATAAGACAGTATTTGGAATGACTTATGCAGAAAAAATGGGACAAGAAAAAAGAGAACATGAAGCTACAGACCTTGGAGAATCTAAATCAGGATTGACAACTACGAAGAAAACAGAAAAAATTCAAAGGGATTGGTATTAATGAAAAAGAAAAGAAATAAATTAGAAAGAAAATTAGATGAGTATAATCACATAATGGAATTAATTAGAACTATACTTCCAATTGTGTTGTTAATTATGCAAACCATAATTTTAATAAAAGTGTTTAACTAATTATATGAGAACAAATATAATAACCAAAGAAAGAGGAAAGATGAGAACAATGATGATGTTAATGACCATAATTGGTTTAATGACAGCAACTATGGCAAAAAGTGATGAGAACACTAAAGTGACACTAAAAGAATTTGGTAAGTCAGTTTCAGAGGTTCCAATGAAGATTGGTAATCACTTGTCTATGGAAATTGAAAAAACTAAAAAGTTCCAAAAAGAAAATTGGGCTAAGGGTAAAATTCAATTAGCTAAAACAATAGACCAAATAAAAGGATTGTTTAATATAAAACAGTAATGATTAGAAATATACTAATATTATTAATCGGTTTAGCACTTACAAATTGTGCTTCTACAAATAGATCACAAGTAGGAGCAGTTTTAGGTGCTACAACAACCACTGGTGCATGTCTTGAAATGGGAGTAAGTGATCCCTATGTTGTCGCTGGTTGTACTTTAGTTGGTGCATTTGCCGGTGCAGAAATTATGTATAATTCAGACTACGATGTACACAATGCTGTATTCGTAGATCATTTAAACAATGGTATTAATGGTTCTTCATATACTAATTGGTATAATAGTAAAACAGGAAATTCAGGCATAATTAAAATTACACGATCTTATATGGAAGGACCGTTTAAGTGTAAAGAATATGACGCTACAGTGGATATAACAAATAGATGGCCATTAATTGGTATAGGCGGTGTTAATAGAGAAGTTATATTTGGTACTGCTTGTCAATTACCAGATGGACGTTGGGTGGAGTTAAAACAATGATACATAAAGTAAGTGAACTATGCAAAAAGATTAATGGTATAAAAGTCATTAGTGATAGATTATATGAAACAAAATATAATAAAACAAAGTCACCAGAGCGTGACGCTGAAGTTGACAATATGATAGTAGATATACAATCACAATGTAAACTTGTAGCAAGTGATAAAGGAAATTATGGCGAATAATACAACAGTACAAAATCTTAAAAAAAGAAAAGATGAAATAAAGGACGAAATGGAATTTTCAGGTGAAACAAATACTTTAAATG